CTGAGCTAGTCAAGCAAAAACGTCCTGGCGGTCTCCTCGCAAGCTGATGGCTACTTTCCCGTCAATCACGCCGACCTACGGCATCCAAAAAAGCAGCGCACCAAGTGTTCGCAAGGTGCAGTTCGGTGACGGCTACGAAAGCCGTTTCACGATGGGCATCAACCAAGACCCAAAGGTTTACAACCTGACCTTTGAGGTGTCAGAAACTGACTCCGACACGATCGAAACATTTTTGGACGCACGAGCTGCTGATTTTGCCAGCTTTGACTTCACACCGCCTGGCGAGGGCAGTAGTTCCAAGTTTGTGTGTGAGACGTGGAGTAAGTCGATTCCTTACTTGAATCGCGCCACAATCCAAGCAACATTCCGCCAAGTTTTTGAACCGTAATGGCAGTAGCAGCTTGGACCGCTAGCACCGCGTTTTCTGTCGGTGACATCCGACGCGCCACAACAGCGCAACCATCTGGCTTGTTTTTCCGCTGTTCTACGGCTGGAACATCAGCAAGCTCGGAGCCTGGCTGGCCAAACATGGTTGGCGACACGGTTACGGATGGAACGTGTGTTTGGACTGCTATTGCGTCGGCTTACGAGGAGTTGGCGAAGATCAACCCCAGCGCGATTATCGAGCTGTTTGAGCTGAGGCTAGATTCAACGTTGCACGGCAGCAGCGACGTTTACCGCTTCCATGCTGGGGCTAATGCTGACGTTGATGGCAACATCGTGTTCAACAGTCAGACTTACACCCGTATTCCGATCAAAGCCGAAGGGTTTGAGTACAGCAATACCGGCACGCTTCCACGCCCCACGTTGTCAATCAGCAACCTTGATGGGACGATGACCACGCTTTTGCTGCTGGTCAACGCCACAACAGCAGGCAATGATCTTGGTGGAGCGGAAGTGCGTCGAATCAGGACGCTGAAGAAGTATTTGGACGGTGAAAGCGCGGCTGATCCAAATGCCCGTTGGCCTGAAGAGCGGTGGTTTGTAGATCGCAAAGCAAGCGAGTCACGAGACAGTGTGACTTTTGAGCTGGCCAGCAAGTTTGATTTGGCAGGGCAAAAGATCCCGAAGCGACAGGTGATCGCCAACGTTTGCCAGTGGAAGTACCGCAGCAGCGAGTGCAGCTATACCGGCACCAACTACTTTGACGTGAACGGCAACAGCGTCAGCACCGAAGCTGAGGATGTTTGCGGGAAGCGTGTAGCCAGTTGCAAGCTGCGATTTGGCGACACAGCTGAGCTGCCGTTTGGATCGTTCCCTGGGGCTGGTCTGACCCAGTGATGCAACTGTCGGATGAGTTGCGAGCTGAGATCTTGCAACATGCCAAGGCTGAAACGCCGAAAGAGTGTTGCGGCTTGGTTGCTGTGGTCAAAGGTCGGCATCGGTACTTTCCGTGCCAGAACATTGCAGACACACCAGATGAGCACTTTGTTCTTAGCGGTTGGGACGAAGTGGAGGATCAGGGTGAAGTGGTGGCGATCATTCACAGTCATCCAAAGACCAATCCAGAGCCATCAACAGCTGATCGCGTTGCTTGCGAGAAGTCAGAGCTGCCGTGGTTTGTTGTCAACCCAAACACTGAAGGCTGGGGCTACTGCGAGCCAAGTGGCTTCAAGCTGCCGTATGTGGGACGTGAGTTTGTGTTCGGCGTGGTGGACTGCTACACGCTTGTGCGGGACTGGTACGCAAGGGAGTACGGCATCCAGTTGCGGGACTATGACCGCCGCGACAAGTTCTGGGATCGTGGTGAAAACTTGTATCTAGACAACTTTGCTGCTGAGGGGTTTTGCAAGATTCCGGTTGAGGAGGTGCAGCGCGGTGATTTGATTTTGATGAATTTGGTTTCACCGTTGCCGAATCATGCAGCGGTCTACATGGGTGATCAGCAGGTGCTGCATCATGTGCAGGGCAGGCTATCTAGCAGGGA